TTCATTACTCGCAAGTTTCCAAAACGTATTGACTTCGACCGTTCGTTGGTGCACGTCTGCAACATCGATATCGAGGTCGCATCTGACCAAGGGTTTCCGGAACCCGCAGAGGCTGCACATCCGGTAATCTCTATTGCACTTCGTGCGCACGACGGTACCTACTGGGTGTGGGGTATGGGTGACTACACTCCCGCCGATGGTGTTCTCTTCATCAAGTGCAGTGATGAGTTTGACCTACTGACTAAGTTCCTTAACTACTGGAGTATGCACACTCCAGACATCATCACCGGATGGAACACGCAGTTCTTTGATATTCCGTATCTGGTCAACCGTATGCGCAGAATCACGGGTGATGAGAAGATGTCGAACCGCATGTCTCCGTGGGGAATCATTCGCGAACGTAACGTCATGATTAATGGTAAGGCGAATCAGGCATATGTCCTTGAGGGTATCGAACAACTCGACTACCTTGACGTTTACAAGAAGTTCACCTACACGCAACAGGAATCGTATCGTCTTGACCACATCGCGTTTGTCGAACTGGGTGAACGCAAACTCTCGTACGAAGAACACGGCAACCTGTTCACTCTGTACAAGGAAGACTATCAGAAGTTCATCGACTACAACCTGAAAGACGTTGAGTTGGTGCACCGTCTCGATGAGAAGATGGACCTCATTTCTCTGGTATTGACCATGGCCTACAAGGCGGGTGTGAATTACACCGATACTCTGGGGACCACCAACATCTGGGACTCAATCATCTATCGCATGTTGAACGAGAAACACATCGTTGTGCCACCCAAGGTGGAGAAGACCAAGACACCATATCCAGGCGGTTATGTGAAAGAACCACAGGTGGGGTCGCACGATTGGGTCTGTTCGTTTGACCTGAACTCTCTGTATCCTAACATCATTGTGCAGTATAACATGTCACCCGAAACGGTGGTTGACGGTCTTGTTCCTAATATCTCTGTCGATAGTTTCCTTGATGGTACCACCAAAGTGACCGAAGACGGGTACTCTCTCGCACCTACGGGTGTGCGATTCTCGCACAAACGTAAGGGTGTCGTTCCCGCAATCATTGAACAGTATTACGCGGAACGTCGCATCATCAAGGACCAGATGCTCGCGGCTGAACAAGAGATGCAGAAGAACCCGTCGAAACAACTGGAGTATCGTATCACCGCACTCAACAATCAACAGATGGCGATTAAGATTTTGATGAACTCACTCTATGGTGCATTGGGTAACAAGTATTTCCGCTACTTTGACCAACGCGTTGCAGAGTCAATCACTCTTGCCGGTCAGTTGTCGATTAAGTGGGCAGAACGCACAGTGAACACTGAGATGCAGAGTATACTCCAAACCGATGAGGACTATGTCGTTGCAATCGACACTGACTCCGTTTACATTCGCATGGGTGGTCTGGTCGATAAGTTCCAACCCAAAAACCCTGTTGCATTCCTTGACAAGATTTGCTCCACGCATTTCGAGAAACAACTGCGCAAGTCATATGATAAGATGGCCGCGGTCTCTGGTGCATATGTCAATCGTATGGAGATGGGTCGTGAGGTTATTGCAGACCGTGGTATCTGGATGGCGAAGAAACGATACATCCTCAACGTCCACAACAACGAGGGTGTGGCGTACGCGACTCCGAAACTGAAGATGATGGGCATCGAGGCGATTAAGTCTTCCACGCCTGCGGTCGTCCGCGACAAGATGAAAGAAATCTTCCGCGTTATCATTGAGGGGACGGAGTCGGATACGCAAAACTTTATCCGCGACTTCAAGGGTGGGTTCAAGACTCTCCCGCCTGAGGACGTATCGTTCCCTCGTGGTGTGAGTGACCTCACCAAGTGGTCTGACCGCGACACCGTGTACAAGAAGGGTACACCCATCCATGTCCGTGGTGCCTTGTGTTTCAATAATGCAATCGCGCAGGCTGGTTTGCAGAACAAGATAGAACTCGTGAAACAGGGTGAGAAGATTCGTTTCTGTTACTTGCGCGTCCCTAATCGTTTGGGTGAGAACGTGGTGTCGTTCCCGCTAAACCTTCCGAAAGAACTAGGTCTACATACCCACATCGATTACGACATAATGTTCGAGAAAACTTTCCTTGACCCACTCGAACCAATCTTAGATGCAGTAGGGTGGTCGGCAGAACCCAAGGCATCACTGGAGGACTTTTTCGGTTGACAATAACAGTCTGGTGTGGTATACTCCCCTTATGAAACTGGATTTAATATGCAAAAAGGTTAGGAAGGATATTGCGATTGACTTTATCCAGAAACATCATTACTCACCTGTCCTACCTAGACTTACCAAACACTACTTGGGGTTTTACCTTGATAGTGAGTTACGTGGTGTACTGACTCTTGGTTGGGGGACTCAACCCAAGGCAACCATCAACAAAATGTTTGAGGGTCTGGAATCTCAACACTACTTTGAGATTGGTAAGATGTGCATGGACGATGACATGCCCAAGAACTCTGAGTCTCAGATGATGTCTCTCACGGTCAAGTGGATGAAAGAGAATACTGACTGTCTCTTTCTTTACACCATGGCCGATGGTATCATGGGCAAGTGTGGTTACGTATATCAGGCATCCAACTTCTACTTTGGTGAGAAATATCTTACCGATGTATACATGATGGAAAATGGTGAGAAACTACATCCTCGCTCAACAAAGGCCCTGTGCAAAGAAAACGCACAACTCCTTGGTAAGGATAAAGTTTTTTGGTTAACGTCCGACTTTATGGTATCTAAGGGTATATCGAGAATCAAGGGTTATATGTTTCGATACATCTATCCACTGAACAAGAAGGCGAAGAGACTCCTAAAGAAATCTACAATGAACTGGACGTTGGGTGAATATCCCAAAGACGATAGTTTAGAGTGGTTCGATGCAACCGTCGCACCCAAGAAAAAGATTGACCAACCCAAATTTGTTTTGGAGTTGGAAAACATTAAATATAATAGTAGTAACGTGGGAAACTCTAAGACTTCCTTGGAGCAGTTTTTCAGTTGACTCGTACACTAAGTGTATGATACAATACAGCGCATGTATGAATTAACTATATTCAAAAACCAGTACGACAACAAGACGCACCGCCGAGTATCATTTGATTCGTGGGCTAAGTTCGTGCGTACACTTAATGGTCTGTACAATCAGAGAGGTCAAAAAGGTGGTCGCGACAGTTCTGTTCTTATTACTCCTGCTGTGTTTGCTGACGGAGAAACACGCTCTAACCGAGCTGTTACTCATTGGGCTGGTTGGGCTGCCGTTGATGTTGATGACCACGATTATACTGCAGGGTCTCTTCGGGATTTAGAGGACGCCCTTCGCGAGGACTTTGGTCAGTATGAGTACGTGGTTTACAACACTGCAAGTTCTCGTGAGGACATGCCTAAGTTCCGTATTGTCTTCAGACTTGATGACGTTGTAGAACAGGACAACATTAAGGCGTTCTGGTATGCACTCAACACTGAGTTGGGTGACATCGGTGATGCGCAGACTAAAGACATGGCTCGCATGTATTATGTCCCTGCCCAGTATCCGGACGCACATTCGTTCTTCTTCACCAACTCCGGTAACCCCGTTAACGTTTCTGAGTTGATGGCGAAACATCCGTATCACGAAAAGACTGGTAATACTTTCCTAGATAGATTACCACCCGCACTTGCATCTGCGGTAATACAACACCGTAAGGATAGTCTAAATAACACCGACTACAGATGGTCGTCATACCGTGATTGTCCTTTCTGGCCTAAGAAGATGGGTGCGAAATACATGCAAATCACGGGTGAGGGATGGTATCGTGGTATGTACGCAATCATGGTCGCAATTGCGGGTAATGCATATGAGAAGGGGTATCCCATCACCGCAAAACAAATAGAGGACCTCTGTCGTGAGTTCGACCGTGACACGGGTAACTGGTACGAGTCCAGGCCCATGGCGAAAGAGGCAGACAGGGCACTTGAATACATTTATAGGAATGGGTAAGTAAATGAGAATCTTAGTAACAGGCGCGGCAGGTTTTATTGGTTCGCAACTAGCAAAAAGACTAATGGATGCAGGACATACCGTCAAAGGCATCGATAACTTCAACAATCACTTATATGAACCGCAACTCAAACGTGACCGTATGGTTCACTTTGGTCTCGACATTTGGGGTTGTGATTTAAAGGACAACATTAAGACCGAGGCGTTGTTGCGAGACTTCGAACCTCAAGTCATCATCCACTTGGCCGCACTCGCGGGTGTACGTGACTCTCTAGGTAAAGAGAAACACTATCACGCGAACAACATTGACGCAACACAGAATCTTATCGACATCTGTAAGACACATCTACCCGACGTGCGTATCATCTACGCATCAACGTCTTGTGTCTACGCAGGGTCTCAGACTCCGTGGACAGAAGGTCAAGAGACAGGCAAACAGTTGAACGCATATGGATACACCAAGTGGGCGAACGAGTGTCAGTTCCAATCGTCGGGACTCAACACGGTCGGTCTGCGATTCTTTACGGTCTATGGACCTTGGGGTCGTCCGGACATGGCATTGTTCGATTTCACTAAAAATATCCTTGCAGGAAACGAGATTACCGTGTATAATTACGGTGATATGAAACGCGACTTTACGTACGTGGACGATATCATTGATGGTATCGAATGCGTACTTCGTCACGCAGAGATTCCTTCGGGAGAAATTTTCAACATCGGTCGTGGTGAACAAGTCAACTTGATGGACTTCATTGCGGAGATTGAGAAGAACACGGGTAAAGAGGCCATCAAGAACTTGGCACCTAAACATCCGGCAGATACCAAGGAGACTTGGAGTAACACTGCGAAACTTGAACAGTATGGATATTCACCCAAGGTAAGTATTGGGGAAGGTGTCCGTCGTTTTTATGAATGGTACAAAACTTATAATGAGGTAGACTAATGTCTAACGACTTACCACTGAGTCCAACGAATCCGTTTCGTATGGGCATTGTGGGTCATGGCTTTGTTGGTCAGGCGCTCGAGTATGCGTTTACGCATCCGATGCTGGACTTCAAACTAATTGACCCCAAATACAACACGAATGTCGATGACCTAAAGTCATACGACCCTCATTGCGTCTTTATATGTGCACCGACTCCGTCATTGGACTCGGGTCACGTAGATTCTTCTATTGTAGAAGACGCAGTGTTGAAGTGTTTGAAACACACTAACGCACTGGTAGTAGTTAAATCAACAATTACTCCAGACGTTATCACGCGACTCTATAACTCGATGAGTCGTCGCGAGACAGACCGTTTCGCATACAATCCTGAGTTCTTGACTGAGAAGAACGCGAAGGCAGACTTCGTGACTGCAAAGTATCATGTCATCGGTGGGTCACCACAGGCGACACAAGAACTAATCGAAATCTACGATATCTT